CTGTACAACCTGCTTTAAGAAACTTCATAGAAACATTTTACAAAAATTGTAGATTTATCTTTACTTGTAATTACAAGAACAAGATTTTACCTGCTTTACATAGTAGGTGTACCGTCATTGACTTTGCTATTAAGAATGGTCAAAAAGTTAAAACAGCACAGGCATTGCTAAAAAGACTAGGCAAAGTCCTTGATGATGAACAAGTTGAATATGATAAGAAAGTATTGGCTGAACTAATACAAAAATACTATCCTGATTTTAGAAGAACTATCAACGAACTACAAAGATATTCTGTAAGAGGTAAGATAGATAGTGGTATTTTGTTTAGTTTATCAGAGGCAAATACAAAAGAACTTGTCAAGGTCTTAAAAGAAAAAAGATTTAATGACATGCGTAAATGGGTTATCAACAATCTTGATAAAGAGCCATCATCATTGTTTAGTACCATTTATGAGTTAATGTATTCTGCCTTGGATTCTTCTTCTATTCCACAATCAATATTAATCATTGCTGGTTATCAGTATAAGTCCGCTTTTGTGGCAGACCAAGAGATTAATATGGTTGCTTGTTTAACAGAGATAATGGCTAATTGTAAGTTTAAATAATGTACGAGTTAAAAGATTATTTAAAGGCTATCAATGAGTCTAAACAGCCTCTATTAGATACCGAAGATGTGATGTGGGAAAAGAAATATCCTACATTTATTATTAACAGATGTTTGTCTATGTTCTATGATACAATAATGCATAGCAATGAGATGAATGGTTTACACTTCCTACCAAAACGGATGCAGTTTCACTATTTTATAAATAGTATCCGAAAGAAGAAGCGATTTGGTGGGAAATGGCTATCGCAAAAGAAAGTCAAAGACCTTGAAGTAATAAAAGAGTATTATGGTTATAGTAATCAAAAAGCAAAAGAAGCTCTTAACCTACTTTCAGATGACCAAATTGAAAATATAAAATTAGGCCTGAAAAAAGGTGGGAGAAAAAAATGAGTGAAGATACTATAAGTTGGTCGCCAGCAGATATGCTTGAAGTGACCATTAAACAACCAGACGACTTTTTAAAAGTCAGAGAAACACTAACTAGAATTGGTGTCGCAAGTCGTAAGGATAAAACACTATTTCAAAGTTGTCATATCTTACATAAACAAGGTAAATATTACATAACACATTTCAAAGAATTATTTGCTTTGGATGGTAAGAACTCTACCTTGACAGAGAATGATATTCAAAGAAGAAATACTATCGCATTATTACTACAAGACTGGAATTTAATTGATGTTGTTAATGCAACATTAGTGGAAAACAAAGCACCATTAAGTCAAATAAAAGTGTTACCATTTAAAGAGAAAAGTGAATGGAATATGGTCGCTAAATATAATATAGGTAAAAAACCAGAAGATAGTAAAAATGCAGATACAGCCGTTTAAAAACTACTTAACAGAGCAAGATGTAGACCGTAAAAAGAAACCAATTACGGTGGCAATTATTACTGTTGCTAGTCAGAATAAAAAAGATGATGATAGTACAGTAGAATTTCTTGAAAAAGCATGTAAGAAAAAAGGTTATAAATGTATTATTGTTAATACTGAAACAACTATTATAACGGCAAAAGACGAAGATAAAAACACCTTAACAATCTATAATTATGATGGTAATAAAGGCGAACATACATTTACAGGTAGAGATACCGTTTGTATAACAAGAGCAGGTGCCCTAAATGATGAGGCAGGACTATCTCTAATATCTGCCTTTCAAAACTCTCAAGCATTTATGTTAAACACAAGAGCTGCTATGCTTACTTGTGATAACAAATTGTCTTCAGCATTACTATTTGAAAAGTTTGGTATACCTACACCTAGAACTGCTTTCGTATCTAACGAGAAGAATTTAAAGACGGCTTTAGATATGATTGGTGGTAAGTTTCCTCTTATCTTAAAAACACTAACTGGTACACAAGGTGTCGGTGTTATTAAGATTGAAAGTTACGAGGGTCTTGTAGCAACTGTACAGGCCATGTGGAAATTAGACGCAGAATTATTAATACAAGAATATATGCCATCTAAATTTGATGTAAGAACTTTAGTGGTAGATAATAAAATATTTGCAAGCACAAAAAGAATTCATGGTAGTTTTGATTTTAGGTCAAATACTCATAGAGGTGCAGAAGCGGAACCTTATATTTTAAATGATGATGAAAAAGATTTAGTATTGAAAGCCGCTAGAATTTCAAAGGCATATATGTGTGGTGTAGACCATATCATACATAATAATAAACCATATGTGTTAGAAGTAAATGGTAGTCCAGGTTCTGGTGCAGAATACGAGGGTTATATTTACAAAGATTTTTATTCAGACGCAGAACCAGGTGGTAAAATTGATGGTGAAGAAATGATGTATAATATTATTGATTGGGTATCTGATAGAAGTCATTGGGATAGACAATCATTATTAGAATGTGGTTGGTTAGAAACGGTAGATTTAGATGACATAGGTAAAGTCAGAGCAAAATTTGATACGGGTAACGGTGCGAAAGCCTGTGCCTTACATGCTGAAGAAATTACGGAGAAGGGAAAAGATATCATATGGAAATATGATGGAAAGACCTATAAAAAACCAAAATACGGAAAAAGTGAAGTGTTTAGAGCTAATGCAGATGGACAAGAACCATCTGAAACTAGACCAACAGTTTTATTAGATTTAACATTTAATGGATTTACATATCCAGATGTTGAAGTAGGATTAGATAGTCGGCCAAGGTCAGGTTCAGACTTGCTAATTAACAGAGACCTTATGAGACAAATGAATTTGAGTGTCAACCCAAATAGAACATTTGTTTTAAGTAAACGATTAAGACCAGTTGACAAAGAAGAAGACGAATAAATTAAGGAGATAATATGAGTGAAGTGAAAGTGTTAAGACTATCAACAGGCGAAGATGTAATTGCTAAAGTTGATAGTGGTACAGAAAAAGTTACTCTTGAAAAACCTTTTGTAATTATTCCTCAACAAATGGGACCTGGTAAACCGGTTCAATTGATGATGAGTTTATACAATGCGTTTGGGAAGGGTGATAAAGTTGAGGTTGCTAAAGACAAAGTGGTTTTTATGACCGACCCTAAAGATGAAATAAAAACATCTTACGAAACAAATACTAGTAAGATACTCACACCAAACAAAGGACTTATAACAGAAACTAAATTACCAAATTAATGGTAAAAGTTAATTTTATAAGAGATACCGAGACAATATCGGTAGACATGCCTGTTGGTAGAACCATCATGGAGGCAGCTAAAGAACTGGATTTACCAGAGATACCTGCTGATTGTGGTGGTTGTCAAGCATGTGGCACTTGCCATGTGTATGTAGATGATGTATGGTGTGATAAGTTAAAAATTACAGAAAACTCTTTAGAACAAAATCTATTAGAGTATGAGCAAGGTTATATTCCTGGCAAGTCAAGATTGGCATGTCAGATACAACTAAATGATGAATTAAATAATGTTACGGTGAAATTGAGAAAACATGAACTTTTATAAAAATGTAATTGAACATAATGGTAAACTTCTTATTCGTGGTGTTCTAAACGGAAAAGACTATAAAGAAAAAATTGATTTTGGTCCTACCCTCTACGCCTTAACACAAGAACACTCACAATATAAAACCTTACAAGGTCAGTTTCTAAAACCTATAGAATTTACAAATATTAAATCAGCTCGTAGATTTCGTAAAGAAGTGGCGACACAAAACTCTCCTATCTATGGTCTTGAAAGATATCATTATCAATACATTGGTGCAGAATATCCTGAAGCTATTGAATGGGATAAAGACCATATTAAAATATTCACACTTGATATTGAAACAACTTGTGAAAATGGTTTTCCTGATGTAGAAAATCCTATTGAAGAACTACTTTGTATCACGGTAAAAAATCAATCTAATAAACAGATTATAACTTGGGGTGTTGGTGATTTTCATACAGAAAGAACAGATGTTACATATGTAAAATGTAAAAACGAAAAACAATTGATGTTTGAGTTTATGAAATTCTGGATTAAAAATCATCCAGATGTTGTCACAGGCTGGAATACCAAGTTTTTTGACTTACCTTATTTGATGAATAGAATTAAACTAATTGCAGGTGATAAAGTTGCAAATAGAATGTCGCCTTGGAACTTAGCAAACAGAGAAGAAATTAATGTAAGAGGCAGACCACAAACTGTTTACAATCTATATGGTATTGCCATGTTAGATTATCTTGACCTATACAAATGGTTTATACCAACAAGACAAGAAAGTTATAAACTAGACTTTATTGGTGAACTAGAACTTGGTCGTGGTAAAGATGAAATGCCTTACGATACATTTAAAGATTGGTATACAAAAGACTTTCAATCATTTGTTGATTATAATATTCAAGATGTTGAAATTGTTGACGCATTAGAAGATAAACTTGGTCTAATTGATTTGAGTTTGACAGTTGCATATGATTCAAAAGTAAACTATGATGATATCTTTTCACAAGTTAGAGTATGGGACACATTGATTGCAAACCATTTAATGCAAAAGAATATATGTGTACCACCAAGAGAAGAACATAGTAAAGAAACAAAGTATGAAGGCGCTTATGTAAAAGAACCTATACTTGGCGGCCATGACTGGATTGTTTCGTTTGATATTAACTCTCTATATCCACATATTATTATTCAGTATAATATTTCGCCTGAAAAAATTGTAGGTGAATCTTC